TAATCCAAGACATTAGTTGAAAGGAGACTAAATGGAAATTGTAGATAACAAGGCGTTGTTACTACGCACACGCAGTCCAGACAAGTACAACATAATACCTTGTAGTAAAGTTGTATCAGAAGAAAATGGTATTAGTTTAGTTGCTGTACGGTGGGGCTTAGAAGAAGTAAGAGTATTAAAAAATTTAGGGGTAAGAGAAGTACCTTCTCCTATCAATGGCAAGTACCCATGGCCCGGACGGTTTGTTCCAATGGAACATCAGAAAGAAACATCTTCGTTTCTAACATTAAATAATAGATCGTTTGTATTCTCAGAACCCGGCACTGGTAAAACATTATCAGCGTTGTGGGCAGCAGATTACTTGATGAAAACTAAAAAGGTTAGGCGCTGTTTAATCTTATGTCCTGTATCTATTATGCACAGTGCGTGGATGAGTGATCTTACTAATAGTATTATTCACCGCAGTGCAATAGTAGCGCATCACCAAAAAGCATCGCGTCGTGTAGAGATGGTGCAGGGAGATTATGAGTTCGTCATTATTAATTATGATGGATTAAATCTTGTAGCTGATGAGATTAATGCCAATGGTAAGTTTGATTTAGTAATTGCTGATGAAGCCAATGCTTACAAGAACGTATCAACTAAACGCTGGAAGTCTTTGAACAAGATACTAAGGCCAGATACTTTATTGTGGATGATGACAGGTACACCTGCAGCACAATCTCCTCTTGATGCGTATGGTCTGGCAAAGCTAGTTAATCCAAAAGCTATACCAAGATTCTTCACAGCGTGGAGAGATTTAACCATGAACAAAATAACAATGTTCAAGTGGCTCCCCAAGAAAGATGCACAAGATAATGTTCATCGTGTGCTACAACCTGCTATCCGATTTACGAAGCAACAGTGCTTAGACTTACCCCCTGTAATAACTTTGACTAGAGCAGCTAAGTTAACAGCGCAACAACAAAAGTATTATTTAATGTTGAAGCAAGAGATGATTGTTAAAGCTGCTGGAGAAACAATCAGTGCTGTCAACGCAGCTACTGAGGTTAACAAGCTACTACAAATTAGTGCAGGTGCAGCATACGCTGACAACGGAGAAGTAGTTGAGTTTGATTGTAGCTCTCGACTAAATGTTTTGATGGAAGCGTTAGAGGAAACAGATAGAAAGGTCTTAGTGTTTGCTACTTACAGGCACAGTATAGATACTATTGTTTCTTATTTAGAATCAAAAAATATATCGTGTAAAAAAATTGATGGATCAGTTAGCGTATCTAAACGCACACAGATATTTAAAAACTTTCAAACTACAAGTGACCCTAGAGTTTTGGTAATACAACCACAGTCTGCAGCACACGGTGTCACACTTACTGCAGCAGACACTGTTGTATTTTGGGGGCCAGTTATGTCTACTGAAACTTACATTCAATGCTGTGCTAGATCAGATCGTAAAGGTCAGGATAGCGACAAGGTAACAGTAATACATATTGAGGGCAGTGACATAGAGCGTAAGATGTTTAAGCGCTTGGCTTCACGAGTAAAGAATAATAATTTATTAGTTGAACTATATGAGGAGGAAATAAAAACGCTTGACAAAAAGTAAAATATTTGACAAACTTTTTCTTTAAAGGAGATTCTGATGACTACAGAAAATACAGTACCACTCGACAAACTTGCGGCTTGTCGTAGAAAAATTAAAGCTAAGATTCAAGAGATTGATAAGGATGCTGAGAATAAAAAGAAGTCTTTACAAGACAAACTAACTTTACTCGATCAAGGTATTAAAGATCAGATGTTAGCGTTAGGAGTTAAGAGTGTAAAGACTGAGCAAGGCACTATCATTCTTAGTGAGAAGACAACGTATGCTACGAATGACTGGGCAGAGATGGACAAGTTTGTTGTAGAGAATGCAGTGCCTAGTTTGTTGCAGCGCCGCATCTCGCAAACAAACATTCAACAGTACCTACTTGAGAACCCTGACAATATTCCTGCTGGGTTGTATAGCAATACTAACTATCAAGTGTCAGTACGAAAGCCTACTTAAAACAGTTAAAACAGTTAAAACAGTTAAACCAGATAAAACAGAACATTAACATTTAACTTTATTTTATAAGGAAGTCATATGAGTACTAAACAACTTTATGTATTAAAAAAATTAATCGCAGATTTTGAAGAACAGTTAAAAGAAAACATAGATAACTTTGATTATTTAGAAATTCAAAATTTAGAATCCGATGTGTTTGATACTGTGGAATTTACTAAAGGGGGTTCTAAAATAGAAACTAGCGGAATACCTACAACCATAAGGTTATCTATGGAAATAGAACTAGTAACTGACTCGAAAGATTTGGATAGTGGTGTTTCGCATAGAACTATTAAAACAAATTTCTATGAGATAGATGATGATTACTCCCCTAAGAATCAACTGTTGTACACATGAGTTTCATTAAACTATCAATAGCAAATAGCGTATTTAAGTTGCGTGGGTCTAGTTCTAAGGGAGTAACAGAGTTAGATGTTGTGCTGATAAACGCTGCTAAAAACTACAGTAGAGTTTATTACACATCTACTTATGACCCAAACAATCCACGCAGTCCTGATTGTTGGTCTAGTAATAACGTAAAGCCGGATATGTTATCTCGTGAGATGCAGTCTGATACATGTAGCACCTGTGAAAAGAATATAACAGGATCAGGAGTGGGTGCTACAAGGGCGTGTAGGTTTTATCAATACGTCGCGTTGTTATTAGCCAATGATTTAGGCGGCGCAGTTATTCAGTTAGCTGTGCCGGGGTCTTCTATATTTGGTAAGACAGATGGTGCAAGCTACTCAATGAAATCTTATGCTAAGTATTTAGTGCAAGAAAACATTGATCCTGAAATGCTTGTTACTAAAATGTCTTTTGACTCAACCTCTATGGCAGCAAAGATATTATTTAAACCTGCTAGGTGGTTGACTGCTGAAGAACAAGCTCTTGTTTTAAACCGGGGTAAGTCGGATGCTGCAATGAGAGCAATCAAGATGTCCTTTACACCTGCAGGTGTGAGTAATATTGATGCAGCTAATTTAAAACTTACTGACAAAAACTTTGCAGTATTGTCGCAAGCTATGGGCATGACCGCAGATATTAAATTTAATTAAAGGAGTATTTTATATGAGTGATTTGACCGTGTTGGACAAGAATAACTTTGCTGCTATGGCAGAAGCTATGGGCATGAATGCTGATACAACGAAAAGTAGTGGCAGTACATTAGCACGTCTTGCTATTGATACTAAAGGGGTGTTTGGAGAAACGTCTGTCAAAGGTAAAAAGAAAAAGGTGGAGATTGTTTCTGCTGGTAGTTATGTTCTCAAGAAAACTGATGGCACAAAACTGTTTCAAGAGACTGTAGAGATTAGATTGTACAGTCAAAGATTTCAGTACGAGTTATATAAGCAGGACGGCGATAAGAAATCTTTTATTAGATCCGTGTTAGCAGCTAATTTTAATAGTGATCTTCCTGATTCCGCAGGCGGTATGAATTGTGGTAGACAGCGAGGGTATGTTGAAGATTACAATTCACTTACGCAAGAACAAAAAGATGTTAAACGTGTAAGAGTATTATTCGGAGAAGTAAAATTTACTGACGCTGTAGATGAAGAGGGTAATGAAGTCGGCCCTGTTACATCTCCATTTATATGGGATGTTAAGAACAACGAAGCGTTTAAGATTATGGGGCAGCCTATCACAGAGATGATGGAGCAGCAGATACTTCTTCCAGAGCGTTGGATTTCATTAGAAACAGAAGAGCGTTCATCTCCCTCTATCACATGGTATGTTCCAACTGCTTCACTACTTCCTGAAGTATTGCCGTTAGGTAAAGAAGAGCAGAAACTGTTTGCAGATTTTAATGCTTGGATAAAAAATAGTAACGAGCAAACTATGAGTAAGCACAAGTCAACAAGTGTTGCGCCTGCTACTCAGAGCGTAGAAGTTTTAGAAGATGTTGTTGAAGAGCCGGAAGTTCGTAAGGTAAAAAAGGTTGCGCCAGTTAAATCAAAACAATCAGACTTAGGTAGTGTTGTAGACGAGATTGATAATTGGGATACGGATGACTAATGGCCTACTCAGAAAAAACTAAACAGCTTATAGCTGATGCACCCCCTTCGCTAGGAACTAACCTAGCGCAGTGGGCTGTACAGCGGGGTGTGTCAGTACAGCAGGTAGCGACTGCAACTGGAGCAACTCGACAGACTGTATATAACTGGTTTACAGGCACAACATTAGTAACTCCTGCGTATCAAGAAAAAGTTTTAATAATACTAGACATACTTAAAAGTATTTCAAAGACTGATGATGCGTGGAAGAAAATATGTGCTGTTTTAAAATTACATTTCTAAGAAAGAAGGAGACTCAATGGAACCAGAAGAGTTCTTATCGGCAGTCCTACCTTCATCGGGACTGTACTGCGTTTGTGAATTTACTACAAAGAACCGGAATCATTTCTTCTCGAAGACTACGAAAGAGATGGTGCAAAATTCAGACAACTTAGTACAACAAAATATAGATTCTTACTTTGCTCTAGCGTCATTCAAAAGTAAACGACGTACTCAGGAGCAGGTTGTAGCACAGAAATCTTTATTTGTGGATCTTGATGTAGATAGTGGCAAGCCTGACAAAGCGTATGCTACGAAGAAGGAAGCAGAAAAAGCCTTCAAAAACTTTATGAAGACTACAGAGTTAGAAAAGTTTGGGCAACCAATAATTGTTTCTTCAGGGGGTGGGTATCACATATACTGGCCGTTTGAATCAGAAGTTTTTGATGTAGCCACTAGGTGGGTAGCGTTTACTGAAAACTTTAAACGCCTATGTAAGCAAGAAAATTTAAAGATTGACATGGCAGTTACGTCTGACTCAGCTCGTATACTACGTGTGCCGGGGACTAACAACTTTAAACTTGGGGTGGATAAACCTAGACCAGTAAAAATTCTTAAAGCTAGTAATGATCGGTTTAACTTTGAGGAGTTAGAGCAGTGGGTGTCTAGTAAGGTGGTTACTAAATGGCAGGCTCCTCAACAAAAAGTTAACGGCACATCTTCTGAAAGAGTTAAAGAGTTGATTGAAACTACGGAAACAGTTTTTAAAACAATCATTGATAAGTCAATGAAAGATAATGGTTGTGGACAATTAAGATACTTTATTGAGAACGCCCATGAACAAAACATGGAGCCGTTATGGAGAGCAATGCTGTCATTAGCTCAGCCATGTGTTGATGCAGATGAGCAGACTATGTGGTTGACTAAGCTACATCCATATGAGCCAGAGAGAATGCACGAGAAGTTAGCGCAGATTAAAGGCCCATACTCCTGTGTAAAGATTGATAGTGCGAACCCCGGTGTCTGTGATAAGTGTAAACATGTATCAAAGATTACTAATCCTTTAATTCTAGGCAGACGTGCTAAGACATCTACGAAACAAATAGAAGTAGTTGTAGAAAAAAATCCTACTGCCCCTGTTAAACGCCCTGTACCTCCACGTCCTTTCTCGTATGGTGCAAAGGGTGGAGTTTATATGGATAAAGAATTAGTAGACTCTGATGGCACTAAGACAACTCAACAGATAATGATCTTGTCGTATGACTTATTCGTAGTAGATATTCTTCAACATGAGTCAGAACACATAGTTCATATGGTTGCAGCTAGACCAGAGGGAAGTGTGGCAGTTACGCTACCGCAACGTGCGGTTGTTTCTAAAGATGAAACAGTAAAAGTGTTGGCGCAACAAAACATCATTGCATCCTACGGACAGGGTAATGATAAAAACTTATTTGCTTATGTCCGTGCGTGTGTAGAAGAAGCATCAGTACAACGAGGTGCAGTAAAAGTGCCGTCTAGTTATGGGTGGCAGGATAATAACTCGTTTGTTTTTAATGAGCAGATATATACAGCGAGTCGGCCAGACCCTAGACATGTACCCATGCGAGGGCTACACAACTTAAACTCAGCTTGTTCTCCTGCAGGTAGCCTAGACAAGTGGGTATCTATAGTGAACATGATAAAAGCAAAAGAATTATATGGGGTGTTATGTATGTCACTCATAGGCTTTGGCTCTCCTCTTATGAGATTCACAGGCTTTGATGGGATCACATGGCACTTAGGATCAAGTGCTTCTGGAACTGGTAAGACTTTAGCTCTTGAACTAGCATCCTCAGTATGGGGGCATCCTACTAGGTATAGGGTGGGTAAGAATACATCAGACGTAGCTATGCAACAGCGTCTAGGTTTACTAAATAGTTTGCCACTTATATCAGATGAGATAACAAGTAAGAATAGAAAAGACTTTGAGTGGTTTCCTGCGTTTGTGTTTGATATGGCAGAGGGTCAAGGTAAACAACGAATGGAGGCAGGGGCTAACAAAGAACGAGAGAACACAACCTTCTGGGAATCAATGGCGCTACTGTCTTCTAACACACACGTTACAGATTACTTATCAGGCGCTCGTAAGCACTCATCTCAAGGAGAAATACTGCGAGTCTTAGAGTGGAAACCTACAGAAAAAATATCATGGGCTGAGGGAGAAACAGATCAAATATCAGCACTTAAATCTAACTATGGTGTTGCAGGACATAAGTTTGCTGCATGGTTGGTTAATAATATAGATACGGCAAAGAGTATAGTAGCAAAAGTTAAGGACAAATTAAAAGTAGAGTTTGAGTTTTCAGATGATGAACGCTACTGGTTGGCAGGGTGTAGTGCATTAGTAGCAGGGGGCATACTAGCAGGCAGTAAACATGCAGGCATAATTGATTACCCGATACAAGGCATAGTTGAGATACTGAAAAGCATAATCACAGAATCTCGTAAAGCTGTTAAAGATAATGTACGTACTGCAGATGATGTACTGAATACTTATATTAGAGAATACTATGGTAAGTTTGTCATCGTTAGAAAGAGCGATAACAATCTTGTATCTTCATTTGGTAGTGATGGTGTAATAGATCAGACTATAACTCGTAGTGAGATCTTTGGTAGGGTAGAGCATGGCATGTCACCGGGGTATATAGATTTTTATTTAGAAGAGCAACTGCTAAAGAAGTATTGTTCTAGTATGAGCTTTGGATACTCTGACTTTAAGAATCAAATTGAAAAGAAGTATCGAGTGTCGTACAAGAAAAAAGATATGTTAGCAAAAACAAAGGGGCCAACCATGCGTGTGAACGCAATGCAGATATCCAGAAAGGAAGATGAAGATTCAATACCCGTGGAAGAAACTTAAAAAGGGGCAAGGATTTTTTGTCCCTTGTTTAGATACGCAAAAGGTTTATGA